TGGAGGCTTACACCGAGTGTCGGGAGTTGCACACGTCTATCAGTTCCGGAGAACTGAGGATTGCTCCGCCTAGCGATCCTATAATTCAGGCTGTTCAGGAGATAACATCTGACGATGTGCCGTTCTGAGTGACCAGGGGCCCGCGCAACAGCGGGTCCCGTTTATTCTGATGGAAAATTCAGCACAGAGGTTCCTTGATCTGTTCACCGGATCTCAAGGGGCACATGGACAGACAGACGTTTTAGGTCGTCAAAAGAACGGCAAACAACAGGCAAAGTACGAGATTGTCCGTGAACCGTTGACCGTGGAGCTTGTTCAAGAGCACTTGGACGGGAGCCTTGGTGTTGGGTCTATTCCCATTGATGAGACTAACAAGTGCCTGTTTGGGGCCTTGGACATAGACGACTACAACTTAGACCTTCCGGTTCTGTTTGCGAAGGTCAAGAGGTTTAAACTGCCTTTGGTCCTGTGTCGGTCCAAGTCTGGCGGCGCACATCTATATCTTTTTATGTCAGAGAAGGTTGCAGCATCCGAAATGCGCGACAGGCTGGCAGAGTTTGCATCTGTTTTAGGTTGGGGAAACTGCGAGATATTTCCTAAGCAGGAGGAGTTGCTGGCGGAACGCGGCGATGTGGGAAACTTTATTAACCTTCCTTATCAGAACGCGAAATACACCACCCGGTATGCTTTAAAGAAGGGTGGCGATTCTCTGGACTTGGAGAATTTCCTTACGCTGGCCGAGAAGGCTCGGATTACAGCCAAGCAGCTATCCAACATATCCTTGGGGGGAGACAACGGCGTGTTGCCGGATGGTCCTCCTTGCCTACAGAAGCTAACAGAGTTTGGGATACCTGAAGGCGGCCGCAATATGACGCTGCTCAACGTGGGCGTTTACTACAAGCAAGCGTCACCCAACGATTGGAAGGAACTGCTGGAAAAGCACAACCAGGATTATTGCACTCCGCCTCTGCCGGCGCGTGAGGTTGTCCTGATACAGGAGCAGCTGGAAAAGAAAGAGTATTTTTATACGTGCAAGTCTGAGCCTATCCACGGCCACTGTAACAAGTCGCTCTGCCGGTCGCGGAAGTTCGGAGTAGGTGATGCTAACTCGCACGTTCCGGTTGGCGGTCTGACAGTTGTTGAGTCTGAGCCGCCTGTCTGGTTTGTGGACGTGGACGGCGCTCGCCTGGAGTTGTCTACCAAACAGCTACAGATGCAGGTTGAGTTTCAACGGGCTTGCATGGAGCAGATGTACAAGATGCCGGCCCGGATGAAGGAGAACGATTGGCGGGATCTGGTCGATAATCTTCTAAGTGACGCAACACGGATATCGGTTCCAGAAGAGTTGACCCAGAAGGGTCTCTTCGTGGAACTTTTAGAAAACTTTTGCACTTCTAGAATACAGGCACACAGCCCAGAAGAACTGTTAACGGGAAAGCCTTGGACCGAGGACGGCCTGACGCATTTCAAGTTAAGTTCTCTACAGGATTTTTTAAAGCGCAATAACTTTACGTTATACACCCGTGGGCAGATCACCGAACGTTTAAAAGAGATGAACAATGGAGCGGAGTCAGACAAGACTTATCGCTTCCAAGATAACGATGATAACTGGAAGTCTGTGCGTGTCTGGTGTGTACCGGAGATGCATCGCGGTGAGGTTGACCTGCCAGAGGTTACGTTTGAACCAGAGGATCCACCGTTTTGATACATTACCACGGAACCCCATTAACTCCGCGCAGCGAGTTATTGAAGTTGTCGGGGAAAAACTTTTGCGTGAGTTATGTGGAACCTAGAGATTCGGGTTTTTGTTTGTCCAACGCACAGTCCGTCATGTGGGATAACGGTGCTTTCACATACTTTACACAAGGAAAACAACCCGATTGGGACGGGTATTACAAATGGCTTGAACCGCACTTGGGACACCCGCATTGGGCCGTGGTCCCTGATGCGATTGATGGAACCTCTTTAGATAATCTTTCGCTTGCGAAGGGTTGGCCACATCGTCGGGATTGCGCTGCGGTAGTGTGGCACTTAGACGAGCCTCTTGATCAGATAGGTCAACTTCTTGATCTTGGGTTTTCTAAGTTGTGTTTTGGCTCAAGCGGGAAATATTGGCAGGTTGGAAGCCAGACATGGGAGCGGAGAGCCGACGAAGCTTTTAATTGGCTCGAAAAGCGCGGTCCTTTGCCTTGGGTTCATATGTTGCGAGGACTTGCTTTGTGCGGAGACCGCTGGCCTTTTGCGTCTGCGGATAGCGCAAATGTTGCTCGAAATTATAAAGATTCAAACATTTGTCCAGAACGGATGTCCCGGAGAATAGATTCGATTCAAAACCCTCTTTTTTGGACACCCAGGCCACAAGAAATGGAGCTTTTTAAATGAAGAAATTTATTTGTTTAGGACTTTTTCTCGCGACCATTCCTGTTGCAAACTGGATGATTGGTAATGTTGGCGTCATCTGCGTTCCAAAAGGCCCATGCTTAATTCCCGTGGCACCAGGGTTGATGGCTCCTTCGGGCGTTCTTCTTGTGGGTATTGCGCTAGTTTTAAGGGACGCTGTTCATGAGTATTTTGGTCCGGTTGTCGCAGCCGCTGCCATTTTGGTAGGTGCGGCTCTGTCGGCTTTTGTTGCTCCCACGCCTTTGGTTGTGGCGAGTGGTTTAGCTTTTTTGCTGTCGGAACTTGCGGACATGGCCGTTTACACGCCTTTGCGGCGTCGTAGATTGGTTTTGGCAGTGATGGCAAGCGGTGTTGTCGGCGCTTTCGTAGACAGTTTAGTGTTTCTTTACATTGCTTTTGGGTCGCTCGACTATTTGTCGGGTCAGGTTGTGGGTAAGCTTTGGATGACCATAGCTGCGGCTATATGGTTGTGGAGGCGCCGTTTTGACAGATCAGCATGAAACCATCCTTGGGCCGCCCGGCACTGGCAAGACCCAGACCAACTCCAACAAGATCAGGGATTGCATTGAGCAAGGCATAGCGCCTGACCGGATCGCCTGCGTGTCGTTTACGCGTAAGGCTGCGAAGGAAAGCCGAGATCGCGTGTGCAAGGATTGGGGAATTGACGAACGAGACATGCCCTACTTTCAAACGTTGCATTCCATGGCCTTCCGGGCTGGGGGGTATAGCTCCGATGAAGTTATTGGACCCAAGGAGATGATCGAAATCGGTAATGCTGTTGGGATACCGTTTGGCAGCAAGGGCAAGACCGATATTGAGACAGACTTTGACACGGTCGGGGTAGCCAAGGGCGACTTCTACATGAGCCAGTATCACCTGTCGCGGAGCAAGGGACTAAGCCTCGAGGAGATGCACCGACAGTTGGGTGATTATCAGGTTGATTGGCCAGAACTCAAACGTCTTGTAGCGGCCTACAACGACTACAAAAAGGTTCGCAACAAAATAGACTTCACGGACATGATTGCGAATTTTGTTAAATCAGACGACGGGCCAAACATAGACGCCCTGTTTGTGGACGAGGCGCAGGATCTGTCTACCCTTCAGTGGTCCATGGTCGATGTACTGAGGAAGAAGCCCCGCATACAGGTGTTCACGGGCGATGACGATCAAGCCATCATGGGATTCCAGGGTGCGGATGTCGGGGCGTTTCTAAACGCGACAGAGAAAAAGACGGTTCTTGAGCAGTCGTACAGGGTTCCTCGTTCAGTTTGGCAAGAGGCCCAGAACATCGTCTGCCGAATAGAGGGTAGGGCTCCAAAAACTTGTCGCCCCAAGGATGAAGAAGGCAGCGTCCACGTTCACCAGAGCATTTGGGATGTACCGTTTCATGAGGGCGAGTGGTGCGTTATGGCGCGAACGAACCGCATTGCGTCTCAATATGCTCAGGCTCTTCGTGCGGAAGGGTGGGTCTATAGCCGCAACGGTCACCCCAGCATTCCGGTTAAAACATACGAAGCACTTCACGATTGGGAGGAATGGGCCAAGGGAGAGCCGCTGACGCCCACCAAGATAAGAAACGTCTACGCATTCCTAGAAGTCGATAAAGGCTACTCACGGGGCCATGGGCCGCGTTCCAAGGCCCTTTTAGGTTTGGATTCGGATGCTATGATCAGCATGTCGGAGGCCAGAGACAATATGGGGCTTCTGGTGGATGGTTCTGTGCGGTGGCATCGGGCCTTGGGCAAGATTGATCTGGATACCAAGAACTACGTTTTGAATGCTTTGAAGCGCAAAGATAACGTGCGTAATCCTCGAATAAAGGTTAGTACTATACACTCAATGAAGGGTGGGGAGGCCGACAACGTTTTGGTCATTCCGGACCTGTCTTATGCGGCTCATAAGGAATATCAAAAGAATCCGGCGACTGAACACAGGGTCTATTACGTTGCTGTCACCAGAACCAAGAAGGCGTTGCATATAATGCTACCTGAGACGAATCGGTTCTACGACTTATGAAACCAGACGAGATTTTAAAAACAGCAGCGTCACTAGTAAGTGGAGATCGCGCCAAACAATATGGCGACTACACCATCATGCATCAAAGGGCGGCAGACCTCTGGAGTGCATATTTGAAAGTTGAGATTAAACCGGCAGACGTTGCTCTTTGCATGGCGTTATTAAAAGTAGCAAGGAACGAAATGGGCCAAGTCAAGCCAGATAACGGTATTGACGCTTCCGCATACGTAGCCTTGTGGTCAGCAATGATGGAAGACAAAAATGCGTGAGGACCTGTTTGACGAGCCTGTCTGGTTCCCTCCGGAACATCTGCCAGACTTGTCCGGCGAGAAAATTATCGCCATAGACACTGAGACACGGGATCCTCACCTGAGAGACTTGGGGCCAGGGTGGGTTAGAAACGATGGAAACCTTATAGGGATTTCTGTTGCCGCCTCTGAGTGGAGCGCCTACCTGCCGATTGCCCACGAAGGCGGGGGGAACATGGCAAAAGATCTTGTACTCAGGTGGCTCCAAGACCAATTAAACCACGGAATGTCTGTGGTATTCCACAACGCGCAGTACGATCTAGGGTGGCTCTTGAGCGAGGGTGTCGAGGTCAAGGGTAAGATACTCGATACCATGGTCGCTGCACCGTTGGTGGATGAAAACCGTTTCAGTTATTCCTTGAATGCCTTGGGCGCCACTTATCTTGGTGAGCGTAAGGCGGAGGAGGACTTACGAAGGGCGGCGGGTCAGCATGGTGTAGATCCCAAGGCAGAGATGTGGAAGCTGCCGGCAGACAGGGTTGCTGCCTACGCGGAGAAGGACGCGACCCTCACACTTAGCTTGTGGCATGTTCTGCACAAGAAATTGATGGAGGAAGACTGCGAGAAGATTCTTGATCTGGAGCTGTCTCTGCTTCCTATGGTGTTTGAGATGAAGCGCCGGGGTGTTCGGGTTGACGTGTCCAAGGCTGAACAAACAAAAAAACTTCTGACGGACAAGGAAAACAAGCTTCTTGGGGAGGTCCACAAAGAATCCAATGTTCATCTGGAGCCTTGGAATGCCAGAAGTCTGGCTACGGTGTTTGATAGTTTGGGATTAAGCTACGAACGAACTGAAAAATCGGATGCTCCCAGTTTCACCAAACATTTCTTGAAGACCCATGAACACCCAATTGCCCAAAAGATACTGGAGATTCGAGAATACAATAAAGCGAACACGACCTTTGTTGATACAATTCTTAATCATCAGCATAACGGTCGGATCCACTGCCAGTTTAACCAGCTGCGCTCAGATGAAGGTGGAACTGTGTCCGGACGCTTCTCTTCAAGTAATCCGAATTTGCAGCAAGTTCCCTCTAGGCACCCTGAAATAAAGTCTCTTATTCGCGGTCTGTTTATACCGGAGGACGATTGCCGGTGGGGAAGCTTTGATTACAGCGCCCAAGAACCTAGATGGATGATGCACTACGCAACCCTCACCCCGGCAACCAAGGATAGCGAGAAGGTCAAGGAGATTGCCTTACTGTACCAGAATGACGACCTAGACTTTCACCAGATCGTTGCGGACATGGCCGGCGTAAGCCGGACACATGCCAAGACGATTAATCTAGGAATCATGTACGGCATGGGCATTGGTAAATTGGCAAAGACCTTGGGTGATATCCCTTTCCAAGAAGCTAAGGAACTTCGCAACGAGTATGACGAGAAAGTCCCGTTTATCCGTGCGCTGGCATCTTCGGTCATGGACGCAGCGTCTCGCCGCTCAGAGGTGAGGACATTGCTGGGCAGAAAGTGCCGGTTCCCCATGCGCGAGTTGAAGGGCTATTCCAAGGAATACAAGAAGCCCATCCACGCGGATAAGCTGGAGGAGCGTTGGGAAGATGTGTTGAACACGCCCGTGGAGCTTAGAGATAAAAACTGGGCCAGTATGAACCCGGAGAGATATCAGGTGGCGTTCGTATACAAGGCGCTGAACAGGCTTATCCAAGCTTCGGCGGCGGACCAGACCAAGCAAGCGATGAAAGACTGCATGGACCGTGGACATTGGCCCATGCTCACTGTTCACGACGAGCTTTGTTTCTCAATAGAGAGCGACGAACAGGTGACAGAGATCAAGGGTTTGATGGAGAACTGTGCGCCGGGTCTATCCATACCGTCTAGGGTAGACGTAGGGTTGGGCGAGAACTGGGGTTCGGCTAAATAGTCTAATTAAGTGGAACCCTAAGACGTGCTCCGAAACGGTTTTCATCCTGACCTGTTTCTGGGTCTCTATAAAATTCACCATCTGCCGATATAGTTCCAAACCCAACGGGGAGGTTGAGTCCAGCCTTAAAAGACTCACTGTTGTCGCGACCTTCATTTATGTTTCTTGCCGCAGAAAAGTCGAGGTTTCCTTTTCCGACAGGGATATTAACGTTTCCTGAAATTTGTTTATCAAACTTTTTGGGCTCGTAGTATTGAAAGCCGACTGTCGGAGCGTCGTCTCCGAACATTGCGCGAAGAACCTGCCCTTGTCCGCCTATGCCACGGCTCCTATCAGAAGTTGTAAAGGTATCCCCCTGTACATCTCGGGACTCAGACTCAGTTTGTCCGAAGCTGGCGTTTGCAGATTCAGGCCGAAGCACTCTGTCCATAAAATCGGGGACCACACCGTCCGGGAACATGGCGCGTATTCCAACATTGTAGCTGGTTGATTTCTTCTCCTGATTTTGAAGGCGGAAACGGTCTATGGCTCCTTGAGGAATGCCCAGAGCCTCCGGAGTTACTTCTGAAATAGATCTACCGTAGTTTCCCGTGAGGTTAAGACGTTCCTCGGGTAAACGCGACGACCCAGTGGAGGGTTGCTTGCCTTCAACAAACGTTGCGGGGGAGGTTCGCAAGGAAAAACCTTGCTCGGGAGTGCGTAAATAAAAGTTGCTTGTGTCAGCGCTGGGTCGCTGATTAGCGGAATACCCGCCTAGTTGCATGATACCGCCATCAGCCCATCCACTTTCTTCGCCGCCTCCTCCTCCGACGCCGCTGCCGCTGGTATCACCAGAATCGGCATCGGAGTCTCCGCCTCCCATACCCATCGCATCGGCGGTTGCTGTTGCCGATGCCTGTGCATCGGCGGCGGCAGCGGCGGCAGCGGCGGCAGCCCCGGCATCACCAACTTCGCCCCCATGTGCGTCGGCATACCCTTGAACAGCGTCGGACATCATACCCTCGACATCATCGGCGGCGTCAAACCCTTTATTGCCCATGTTCATTTCGGACACGGTATTCTCCAGGCTCCCCACTGGATTGCCATACGCATCAATACTTTGGTTGCC